ACATAGTATGCATCGGAGCAAGCAAAGCAGATCCAGCATAACCAGTACCATACCCAGCGCCAGACGTCACATTGAGACCAGCACCCATATCGATTTGATTACGCCAGAAGGTATTACTTGCACGATCAAGACCACCAACTGTACCAGTGTGAGACACACAAGGAACAATAAAGTCAAGACCATTAAGAGCCTTGTTAGCTAGTCCAGTACCGCCACCAACAGAAACTGTACCATCGAGGTGCAAAGACTGATCGAGGATCTTCTCGAATCCCAGTCGAAGTACTTCCATAGCTTCGTTGAATACGTTGGTTAGTTGTACAAGACCTGCCGCGCTTGAGTTACGCGGGCTTTGTGAATCACCAATAAGAATACCGTTACCAAGTAAGTAGTCTTCTGAGAACTGGAAACCGTCGTGTGCCGAGTTCCAAGGGTAATAAGCCTGTCTCACAGTGTCACGAGTGTTATAAGTAACTGCCGATGAAACGTTTTTTGTACCACCAGTGGTATCGCCAAACCATTCAAAGTTGTTATCATAACCTGTACGAATCTGCTCAACGATATTTTCTTTACCGCCACCCCAAGGCTTTTTCTTTGCCATTAGAGCTTTGAGCAGGGGACGTTCAGTCGCAACCTGGTCAATAGGTTTATTCTTCAAATAGTTCTGAAGAGCTACAAATCCTAGCTGGGTAATATCACTGGCATTTAAAGCAGTTTGAGTTGCCATTGTTTTCCCTCCAAAGGAATGTAATTATGTGGAACAGGTGTTGGTCACACGAAAACCTATGCGTGCTACTGGCGATGAACCCAGCTCTCATCTAATCCTGTTAGTTATGCATTGCATCTAAATGAGCTTGAAGAAACTCCGGTGTAACTTCAGCTTGATTACTATCCAATACATTTCCTGAGCCGCTATTTGTTCTTCCAGGTGCTAGTGGCCCAGAGTTTTTACTAGCATTTCCACTCGCGGAGGCAGCGACATTCATTCCTCGCGAAAGTACATTATACTGGTTTTGAAGGATACCTAACCATTGTTCCGGTGGAAAATCAGAAGAAGCAACCTCTCTACTGATCTCCATCATAGTTTCTTTTTTGGATTCAAAGTCAGGATCCGAACCAATTAAATCATTCTCCCAATCTGTTATATCGGTTAAAGCTTTATCTGTATTTACTTTGGTGCTTGTTTGGACTTGTGTTTCTTGCTGATAGTGTTGTTGATAATCTGCTTGTGCTTGATTTTGAGAGCTTGTACTAACCCTATCCGATGCTAACCTATTAGCCCATTCTTCACTAATTTCCATATTCTCAACAGCTTTTGATAAATCTTCAAAATCATTATATTCTGATTCACTTTCATCCGTCTTGTTCACGCCAAGTGTTTTTCCAATTTGATCAGTAAATTGATCCATAGCCTGCAACGCTTTAACGGCCTCGTTATAATTTCCAGAGTTTAAACTCTTAAAAACGTTTAAAGACCAATTTAACTGCTCAGCGTTAGTACCGGAATCCATGATATAATCATGTAACTCTCCAGAAACCTTAAGAGTTTCGTTCTCAGATTCTAACTCTTTAGCCTTGCTTATCCAATGCTCAAATCTTTCTTGTGCTTTAGGTTTTAAATTACCATACACTTCTGCATCTTCTGCATCTAACTCTGGTTGCGTTTTATCTCCCTCGCCGCTTGAAACTGCTTCTGTTGGTTTCTCTTGTCTATCATCTTCTGTGTCGACGGATGCTTGCTGAGCTGCCTCAGCTTCTTTGTAGGTGGGAGCGTTAACACTGGTGTCTTCTTCGGCCTCGGGTTGGACTGCGACATTAACTTCCTCCTCTTGAGCTTGTATAGATTCGAGTTCCTTCTCCATCACCTCCAATGTTTCATCATGTATGTCTTCTTGAGTTTTTTCTTCGGCCATTTAGATCTCTCCCTGTGGTTCCCTGTACTGATTTCTTGTACGTTGATCTACTCTATTTTGTGGTGCGTTTTGAACCTCGTTTAAACCCTGCGGTGGAGGCACTGCGTTATTAGGCGCTGTTTGCCCTCCTTGACCCATAGCTTGTTGCATCATTTGGTTCTGCATCATTACTTTTTGGATCTCTTCAGGCATTGGTGGTAAGAATTTAGATATATCTATTCGCTCATCAAATCTTGCAAAGGTTTCTTCTAACAATTGCACGTAAGGATTAAATTCGTCAGGTACACCAAAAGCTCTCATTTGCTGAACTAATTCTATATTTTGCATTATAATTGGCATCAACTCTATCCAACGCATTCTCTCTTCATTGGTGTCTGGCATTCCCGTGCTACCAGCAGCAATATCTATAAAAACAGAATCATACAGTTGTTGTTTATTCAATATAGGCCAAAATGCGTTTGGACCAGCAATTTCCATTGCTTTTTGTGGTGACACCTCTTGTAATAGAATTTCTGCTGAAAACCAACCCAATTCTTTAAGCCAATCTTCTGTCTGGTCGACTTTCTCTGCTATGCGAGTAGCTAAACCAGCCTGTTGAATATTCGCCTCTGTTGCCGTTTTCGCTCTATTAACACCACCTCGTTGAGCATCACCAAGACCACTGATCCATTCCATATCGGTACGCAATGGTGCGGTATCATATACTTGAGGATTCATTGGTGGCGGTGTAGCTGGCTGAAATACATTACTAACGTTTTGACCAGAGGCATTAATGAGTGCAATTTCACCTATAGCAGCATTACTAAAAACTTCAATATCTTCATAGTTTACACGAGAAGAATCAGCAACAAAAAATGGAGCTGAAAGTTCTCTATGTTTAGAGTGCTGAGTGCGAATAGTATTATATTCGTCTTGTAATGACATAAGAAGTTCTGTTTCAGATATAGGCCATTCTTGACCATCGATCCAATTTAAACCCAATAGAAAAAATGGGAAAAACTTCTCACCTAAACGATTTGGATGGAATGGTTCTTTTAACCATTCTTTGCCACCCTCTGCAAATGTAAATACAGTTTGGGCTGTTTTATCCCAATATTCCCATACTGCTATTGCTAAATTCACATCTTCTGAGCTGCTTGCTTGTAAACCGCTATCTCTATTTAAGCGATTTAAAATACCAGCATCAGTTCTACGATAGATAGTAAACGTCTCAATCTCTTTCTTAGATAATTGAAACCTATCCATAACATCTGCTGGTGTCATCCAGGTAACATTAGCCATCCACTGGGCAGATTGATATTCTTGTAATGAATCCAACGAAGTATCCATTCGAAAATCTTCTGGACGAACAAAACCTAAGTTCAAACCTTCTCTTTGCATAACCTCAACACGGTCTTTAAGACCTAACATGGTCTCTTTTATCTCTTCAATTAACTCTTCTTTTTCGCCACCGTAAGATTGGTTATCCATTAACTCTTTTACATCAGATTGTATTCTAGCCAGACTATCTTGCGCATCATTAAACTGTCTACTCACTAATGGATCTTTATAATAATCTCTTTGGTAGGTAACCTTTACAACACCTATTTTACTTGTCATGCATGATCTTATAACTTGCTTAGCTATTTTTTTAAGATCTGCTTTTTTTAAAGATTCATTTAAAACAGTTTCAAGAGTTGATGCAAATAAATCTGCTACCCTATACTCTGAACTAGCCGCGTCAACATACTTATTCGGTCTAATTCTAATTTCAGGATTTTTTGCATATATATGTGGTAATAAACCTTGTAACGTTGCATGTATGATATTACCTTTTATAGATCGACCACCCTCTAACATGTTTTGCGAAGCAACCATCGTAAGAGTTCTAGCGTTTAATTTACCAAGAGCATACACGCGTTGATGTTCTATTTCTTTGTAATATTTTTTCCACTTCTTATATGATAAATTAATATTTTTCTGACACTTCTTCAGCATGCCACTAGCATCGGATGGGGTATTATCTCCAATACTTGATTCTATATTTACCGATAATGAGCTTAACTCAGCCATGATTCGTTCCTATCGTATAGTTCGTCGATTTGTGTTAACCACTCAAAAGACAATCGATCTGGTCCTTTATTTTTTGGTTTTGGTTTTATACTCCTTGCACGTCTTAACATTAACCCATATCTCGTCGCGTCAAAGAGGTGATCCTCCGCGCTCGTATCAATATCCTCCACCCTCTTGGGGTCAGCAGGAAGCGATGGCACTGTACGAAGCCAGTGTTTGCATGTGTTGAAAACCTTAAGATTTTCATTAGCCAATCGATCAACGATTTCTTGTAAACCTTGAATTCGAGATCCTGGACCTTTTGCACTAGACTCCCACATAACACCATAATCAGCAAATACGTCTGCAACACTTTTCTGGCGACCGTCTCGCATAAAAATCGCTGAATCGGCCACATTACTCTTGAATTTAATCTTGAGTTTTTTCTCACCACTTTCAGCATCATTAATCTCCCGCGCAATCTCTTCTATTGGCGTTTCACTTCCTTTGTTAGGTTTAGAACTCCAATAACGTTCTCTGTAGATATAGATTATACCATCATAGTCTTGTGTGAACCAGACGCATCCAGCTGGAGATTTGTATCCATGGTCATATGATTTCCATCTTTTCCATTCTAATGGTATATCAAAAGGCTCCACCACATGTATCTTTGGATCCCATACGCCTTCAAAGAAAGCACCCGGTGCTATGTTCCAATCGCCATCTAACCACGCTCTTACGAGCCATTCTGGTCCACTCTTTTTGATACGGTCAATGTAACCCGGGTCGTTCTCCATCAGAGGAGTATTGTCTTGTATCTTAGACGGGATAAATATTGATTCCCCATCATCGTTATCTATGTATCTCTCTTTTACCCAGTTGTGTCCAGGACCGCCTGGGTTAGCAGAAGCTCTGAATAGAACTGGTACGCCAGCAGCAGAACGCATAGTAGCCCCAAGCATATCTATAGGTTCTGGCGATGGCCAGTTACCAAGTTCATCAAAACCTAGGAAAGTCACAGAAAAACCCTGCAACTTCATAGCATCAGAGTCTTCATCAAGATGCTTAAGCTGTAGCACAGATCCGCTGGGCGAGACCCATTTTCGCTCCCCAACCTTCCATTCCCAACCTTCTTGTACGAAGACATACTGACCCAGCTTTATGAGTTCTCCCGTTTCTGGAAATGACCGACGAAACAGAACACCTTGCGCTTCCTTCCCGTATTTCTCTGCATGCTTGCGAAATGCTAAAAGCATTCCAACACTTTTAGAACCTCCTGTTTTCAAGATATAACTTCTTCCAAAATTTTCTTTCATTAAAAATCCTAGTTTATCTAATTGCGCAACATGTTCATAAGCAGAAGCAGACCTAATTTTAACAACTTCAGATTGTAAAAC